TCAATAGTATAATCTACTTCTGGCACCAATACTCTACCATATAGTGTTACTAACAGGTGCGCTGCAGATGGTACACTTATTGGTGAGTTTTGTAGTTTTAAGGTAAATCTTTCCTCCTCACCATCAAACAATTCAATAGGATTAAATAAGTTTATCCACTTTAGCTTTACTTGTCCATAGTTTACACCAGGGCTCAGTGCAATGCTTGGGGATTGCACTGATTTCTCATAAAAAATTACTTCATTGCCAATTAAAATACTTCCATTCGTTTCTAAGAATCCATCTACGTTTTCAACAACAAGAGTATCCGACTGAGAAGTAATACTTTCAACAAGAATTGTTGATCCATCTAAAATATTAACGTTTAAATCATCAATATTCAATATATCAAGAAACTGATTTAAAATATTCTGACCTAAACCAGATTTTTCTTGAGATTTATAGTAATACTCAAGAAATTTTTCAAACAATGGAAAATTTTCTTGAAAATACTCAGGTACAAGCGTCTTGATTGATTGGGAAACTTTATTAATTGACATTTATTTCAAAAACAAGAGATGCCAGCAATGTCGCCATTATTTGCAATATCTGGAATTACGATGGTTGGTGGTGTGATCTCAAAATCACTTGGCGTAAGACTATTTAGTGGGATACTGGAAGGTAATGTTGTTCCAATTGGATTAATTGAGATGACTGGAACAATCATATCAAAAACAGTAGACGGAGTTGGGGTAATGATAACAGAATTGTTAGACGGAATAATTTGTACTGCAATTTGAATCTGTCCAATACTAGAAGTTGCGGTAACACTTGTATCAACAACACCATCATTTACAGGTAAAATATTATTGCCAGCACCTATAATACTAACTGGACCAAAACAAATTTGACCAGTTTTATAATCAACAGTGCCACCTTTATCATTCGTTACTATTTTACGATTTCCACTGCTGTAATAAACGATTAGATTACCATATCCATCATCTTCAAAATATTGATCCGTATCTGGTCTATCTAAAGTCCTAAATCTAGATGATCTTATAACTGGCTCTTTTTTACAAGCAGCTGCATCACCTGTATTAGATCCACCAGGGGCACTATCATAAATTGGCGATCCAGTACTGACACAATATGTGTTTGTTTGTGCAGGATCTGGTTTAACATACTTTACAAGACTAATCTGTGTTGAAATATCAGCTATACATCTATCGGAGTTAGAAACTGCTTTTTGTAATTTAGCTAAGCTAAATTGACCATTAAAGTTATTAATGCCAGTTTGAGAAGCCCATTGAGTAATTGCATTTTGTGCGTTGGCACCGATAGCAGAAACACTTCTGCTTGAGCACGCAGGGTCGTAAGTAATGAATATTTTACTATTGATGAAAATTGAATCTGCATCAACTACTACTGGTTGAATTGATGCAATCGCATATGGTTTTAAATCATTTGCTATTTGTAATTTAGTAGCAGAGTTTAACTTGGATCCAGTTTTTGTCTTAATTGCAATAAACACTTTTCCATAAATCGCTGGATATAAACTATCTCCACCAAATGCAACTACAGTTTTTGTATTTGGATAGATTTTTTTAACTATAGTTTCATAATCCTGAGTTGTTACTGCTCGATATTGGGCACTATACCATCTTGGAGCAGAATATTTAATTTCTTCTATGGTTTCTTCCTTATCACCAAAACGAGCATATTCGGCAATTTGATAGTCAGTTTCATTTACATCATATTCATTACCATTACTATCAATAAAATTACCAATAAAGCTAAAACTCTTAACCCCATTTGCCTTTTCACCAGAAGTAACTAAGTATTCTAAATCAATAACTTGACCATCACCTAGCTTTGATCCAATTACGCCATCCCCAAAAAAGATTTCATAACGCATATCTTCAGTTTCACTTAAAAAATAAATTCTATCAATTGACTGCACTCCAGTGACATTTTCAACTTTATTGAATACATTGGATATCGTACTAGTTTTATTATCCCTAACAGAAACTTTGAGAGTTGATGTATCAACAGAGTCATTAGGAATTACATATCTCTGTCTCGCAAAAGTGTTAACACTATAGGAGAAATTTACAATTGATCCCTCCATCAATTTAACACATCTAAACTCCCCAATACCTGTAGTTTGATTTACTTCAGTCGTCATTGGATCTAAACGATTCCAAATAAAATTTCCACCTTGAGCGGTAGGTCCAGTAATCAAAGTAATGTTATTTGGATATGTGCCATCTTCACCAACTTGGGTTTGGACTTGTAGATGTAGATAGCAATATGCAGCAGTGACTGATTTTGGAGTATAATTTAATGCTTTTACTATATTGACAACATTATCTCTAACGGTGGCTGAAGCTAAAAATGCTTCATTCATCGACATATTTGCATTAAAAGCAACATAATATGTGTTATATGCTAATATGTCGATCATGTACGACAATGCAGATCCCTCAAACTCATAATCACTAAATTCTGATCGAGTTCTTAGATAACTTTTAATTGAAGACTTAATATCTTCAAAATCTAGTGCTGTTAAGTTAGTGGGTAGCATTAGGGGCGTTGTAATACAAACTGAATTGACTCTATAGTGGGCAATCCAACAATTTGGTATTCCAAGTCAACACTTATAGAATTGGTATCATAATCTGGTATGCATAAAATATTAGTAACGATAACTCGTTTCTCATAATTTCTGATTGTATTTAGTATTTCACTTTGAATAGAATCCATTAAAAATGGATCTAGTTGCTCAAATAAGAGTTGTCCTACACTAGATCCAAAATTAGGATTAAAAAGTTTTTCGCTAGGATTTGTTAGTACAATATTTTTGATTGACTGTTTAATTGCCTCAGCATCTTTTACCTCAGATACATCTGCGGTAAAGTAATTTCTGAATAGTCCAACAGAAATATCTTTAAAACTTCTAGATTTTATAAAATCAGAACCTTTAAGTGGTATGTAAGGCATTAATGCATCCTCTCTACATAATCGTCAAATCCTCCAGGACCACCACACCATCTAGAAAATCTATCCCTTGGGGGATTTTTAATAGATTTTTTTAAATAAATTTCAGATTTTGGATCAGTTATTAATACTTTAGTACCAAAATCGTCATTCATCATTTGTGGTACATTATCAGGGATGGGATGATTTGCCATATCTCTAAAAACTGGGTTACCAGAACTTTTAGAGGGGTTGCCATCCCTGATATATTTATCAGGCGTTTAGATAAAAGTATTATTTACCTTGACCACGATATCTCTTTTTACGTTCATTACGTGATGTCGCGCCAAGATGTGTATTTGCACTTCTACCTTGACGAGTTTTCTTTGGAGCTCCTTGAGTATAATTACCCTTTACAAGACCGACTTTAGATTTTACTGCCATAATTAAGATCCTACTAATACGTTGATTGCTCCACCAGCAATTTTTGATAAACAAGGTGGACCTAATGGATCCGCTACTCTACACAATGGTTTGCCATTAACCAAAACTCTTTTTTGAGTAGCAAATGCTTTTCTAATATGTGCTCCGCCGCCTGCTTTGTCTTCGACACATATGGTCTGTGTTGGACAAGGCATTGGTGGTGGAGGTGTTTGACATACTAGTGTCACCAATTGTGTGCAAGTTGGTGGATGATTTGTTAAAACATCTTGATCCAAGATTGGTACAATTCCATTTATTAAAACATTGCAAGGTTTTACCGCCAATGGCAACTGTGGAAATGGAGGCCAAATATTAGTTGCATCCATTGCTGCTATTGGTTTTGGTGGCACTTTAATACATGGAGTGCCGCACGGGACTGCTGCATGTATTGTTGCTGGAATACATTTTCCATGTCCTGTGCAAGACCCTTTGTAAATTGCTGCTGGAAGACTCATCTTACCCTATTAATTACTATACGTCAAATGGATTCCCATATGCTTTAACTGCTGCACTATATATTTCCATTGAGGTGGTAAGATTATTATATACTAACATACTACCTTCTGCAGTCCATGCTTGACACCCAGTTCCATGGAGACCTGTTACAGTATATGAATATGAAGTTGTAGTTTGAGTTGTAACTCCACCTTGTGTTGATGATGTACTACTGCTGCTCGATGCTGGAGGTCCAGGCGGAGGGCATATTATATGCCCACATCCAGTTTGTAATGGAGTGCAGCCTATTTTAATTTTAATTTTTGTCGTTTGACGACGATCTGCTCTATATTGTGTTATTAGATACTTTGTTTTTTCTGATGCCTTAGGCAAGTCAAGAAATCTTCTTTGAACTGTTTCAACTTTAACTTCTTTGTATGTTGCAAATTCTGGAATTTTTTCCTGAGTAATTGCAGACATATGATTA